CAATTGACCACCTCTGCCACGCAAGTGGCTCTTACGGACTGTAGTCCCTGGAATTCTCCAGGTTCTGCTGGTCTGTATGATCAGAGTATGGTCAATAAGGGTAAGGTTATTCGTTCACATAATGTGACGATTGATCGGTGGTTTAGTGGCGCGTTTACCTATTACGTTCCGCCGAGTGATTCTCTGCGTAACGATATAGCACGACACGTCATCCAAGCAAGAAGATTGCTTGGACTATCACTGACCCCAGATACTATCTGGAACCTTACTCCCTGGAGCTGGGCCATTGACTGGTTCTTCAACGTCGGTGACGTTTTGAAGAACTGGACAGATTGGGCCATCGACAACCAGGTGTTGAGGTACGGGTATATGATGGAGAAGTCCATCAGTAAGTATACTTATACCTTTGTGGGCCCCTCCGGTTTTCACGGAGGGGTACAACCTCCTTCCGTATCTACGGTATGTTCTACCAAGATGCGGCAGAAGGCAACTCCATATGGTTTTGGACTAACGTGGGACGGTTTTTCCGCCCGCCAGTTGTCCATTGTCGCCGCGCTCGGCATCAGTCGATCGTAGGCGGTAGATGTACTATCCGCGTTACAAACGCCAATGGGAGTCTAACCGGGCTCCTAGGAGTGATGCTCATGTCATTCACTGACCCGCTCTCCATCGTTATCGGTGGGGTCACTTCGCCCCTCCCACGTACCAGTGTGGGGGATGACGAGAGTGAGTACACCAGTAGCGACGGGTTGATCCACCTCTCCGCTCGCCATGACTATGGCAAGCGTACGAGGCGGTCATTGCGAGTCGACACTTCGAAGATGACGGCAGATCCGTTCCGTCCGTCGGAAAACGTCAAGGTGTCCATGTCAACGTACATGGTCTTTGACATTCCGCCGGCCGGCTTTACGGCTGCCGATCAGTTGGCTGTGTATACGGGATTCAAAACCCTGTATTCGGCCACTTCGGACGCGATGATCGTGAAACTCTTGGGTGGTGAGTCTTAGATCGCCAATGGCGCTCTAAGCCTCCACTCATTTGAGTGCACGAACCCGTGTCACCGGATTATAGTAGCGATCGAGGCCACGTCGAAAGACGGGGTCGAGATTCGCTGCGTCATCGAGGAGAATTTAATTCTGCTGGACGACGCCGTACTGATCGTGATCTGCGGACAACGTTTACAAGGAAATTCCTTGTAATCGCCGTAGCAGCGATCAATGCGATATATCTGGTAAGTGAGGCATTCTTGGCAGCCATTCATGTCTGCTGAGAATCCTGTGAACTTAGCGCCTATCCGGTCCGTTCGGTCGTCTTGGGGGTACATGGTATGTATATACTGTGTAATCCCAGATTACCCGATCTACCGGAGACGCGTCTGAGCTTGACGACAGAGCTAGGGATTGTCCACCTCTGATAAGGAGGGAACATGAAAAGCCTGACGTCACTCTGGTCCTGCACAGCTCAAGAAATGGCTGTGCGATGTTGCACTAGCGCCACTCTCGACGTAAAAACCGTCGAGAGTCGGATTAAGCACGAGGGGTTACCGTTTTTAGCGGTTTCCCTGGCGATCTTTGGAAAAGCTACCCAAAAGTGGCTTGACCAAGGATTCGTCGTCCCTTCGGACGTACCCGGCTTCGCAAGAGGCCGTGGACGTCTTATTGGTCTCCCGGTATTTCTATCGGGTTTCCTTGGACGTGTGTTTAATCCTCGTAGTGGCACGTTGCTGGACAATCCGGACATCGAAGCAATCTATGCTGTTCGTCAGCTAACGCTGATGTTTAGCAAGATAGCCCTTCCGTCGGACGCCCTTTCGGGTAGTCCGAACCAGGTTGTGAAGCCTGGTCGCGAAAGGCGAGCGATGCTCGAATATGTTCAGTGTGAGCAGGAGGTCAGATTCTCAGATGCTTCTCTAGACGCTTCAGAAATGGAGCGTTTTAAGAGAATGTCTGAGGTGCTTTTCGGTCCGGTTTTTGCGTGGATGGAGAAATCCATTGCGCTAAACCGGCTGATTCCGAAGCACGGTCCAGGCGCTGTCGCTGACAGACTTAGCAGCAATGCTAAGTGGAATCAGCGATCCTGGACCACTCGTCTTCAGCAGATTTTCTCTGCTGACGACTACCTCTTTCCAAGTCCGAACTTTCGTTCGGATTTGGAATGGAAACGCTTTTATGGCGTCTCCGCCACTGAGACATGTTATATGTCTTCAGTAGAGAGGGTTGACCTCCTCGAACCNGGAGCTGAGATACCNGTTAGGGTNATCGCAGTTCCTAAAACGCTCGATACTCCAAGAATCATTGCCATCGAGCCTACCTGCATGCAGTATATGCAGCAGGCGCTCTCTGGCTTGATTCGTGACGGGATTAAGAGGGATGACTTCCTCCGTTCCGTCGTCGGATTAGATGATCAGGATCCTAACAGATTCCTGGCTCATCTTGGATCCCTCAGCGGGGATCTGGCTACGCTCGATTTGAGCGAAGCTTCCGATAGGGTATCGAATCAGCACGTACTGAACCTTTTAGCAGGCTATCCGCTTTTGCTGGCGGCAGTCCAAGCTACTAGGTCTAGGAAGGCTGATGTGCCTGGCTTTGGCGTTCAACGCCTTGCCAAGTTCGCGCCTATGGGTTCAGCTCTCTGCTTCCCGATTGAGGGTATGGTCTTTCTGACCATTATCTTCCTCGGGATAGAAAGGGAACTCAACGTTCCGCTTTCTCGCGAGACGATTGTCAATCGTTTTTGCGAGCAGGTGCGCGTCTTTGGAGACGATTTGATCGTCCCCAAGGACTATGTGCTGTCCGTCGTTGATGAACTTAGTGCTTTTGGGCACAAAGTTAACATCAGCAAGTCTTTCTGGACTGGAAAGTTCAGAGAGTCTTGCGGACGGGAGTATTATGACGGTCTTGACGTTAGTATTGTCAAGGTCCGTCAGACACTTCCGACACGGCGGCAGGACGCGTCTGGTGTCATCTCTGCTGT